TTGCTTTTTCATCTTCTATCCTCTGTTCAATGTCGTTGACCTGTTGCAGCGCCCGGTCGAACGCCTTGGCCATCTGGTTTAGTTCCTTCTGGCGTATGCGTTCTTCGGTCTGCGCAACCTTTAGTTTGGCCTTCCAATAATCAATTCTTTTCACGTTGTTCAGCCTCCAATTCACGCAGGTCATTGGCGACGTCTGAGACACCGTGCCAGTCGCTGCGAGCAATCATGACATGCAGGTAGTCAATCAGAATCTCGCGTTGTGTTTCGTACTTGGTAAAGTCCATCATTTTTCTTCCTCCTTGGGTTTGGTAAATCGAGACATGGGAATGATACGTTTGCTGCCGTCAAGCATTTCAATATGCACCAAGCCTTGCGAGCTGACCCAGCAGCCGTAGTAAGCGCGTTGCAGCCCGTCGATGTCAAAGGCCATCTTCATGCCGTGGCACCAATTAGGGCGATCCGTGGTCAGCACCGTCTGCACGCTAATGTCGTTGGTGTACGACAGATAGGTTGGCTCGGCGGCTAACGCGGGTGCTGCCAGTAATAAAAGTAGGTATCTCATTTCAGTGCCTCCATCGCTATGTCGGAAATTGCTCGTTTGTCGTGCAGGGCTGCGTAGATTTTTTCGTCAACTGTCTTGTCGGCGAGTAAGATATACACCCAGACGTCGTGCAGCTGTCCGGAACGGTGCAGTCGTCCAATCGTTTGCTCGTACAGCTCCAGGCTCCACGGCAACGACAGAAATACCATGTGGCATCCCCCGTGCTGTAGGTTAAGGCCATGCCCGGCTGATTTGGGATGTACAGCAAGGAGTTCGATCTGTCCTGCGTTCCATCGCTCAATCGCTTTATCGTCGTCGAGAATGGCAAGTTTTGGATAGCGGCGACGAAGTTCTGCCACCTCCTCCTGAAACTGGTAAACAAGAAGCGTATTCGCATGCTGGTTCTCCTCCAGTAGTTCGTCTAACCTGTCAAACTTGTGCCCGCTAAACCACACCGCCGTCTTGCTGCTGATAAATTTACCCGGCACGTCAGACGCTACGCGCTCACTGGCGTACACAAAGCCAGACGCCATCTGTTGCAACTTTGATGTAACCGCCGCTGCGTTGGCTGCCAATATCTCGGCGGTCGGAAACTGCACCACAAAGTCTTTTTTCATCTTCTCATACGGGCCACGGTCATCCAGCTGGCAGCGCAGCTCAACGACATGGCACTCGGGCAGCTTGTCCTTGTATTCACCAGGCTCCAAGACGTAGGTGGCTGGCTTGATGCGCTGCATGACCAGCGGCAAGGCGCCTGGGCGCGGCAGCCACTCGCCAAAGTCGCGGTTCATGCAGACAAAGTATTGCTGCAGGAAGGCGCCTTTGGTACGACCCAAGAGCTTCTCGTCAACGATCTTGCACTGGCCAAAGACGTCTTCCAGACCGTTACTGGTGAATGACCCAGTCAAACCCCAGCGTATTTTGAACTGGTCGATCACCTTGTGCAGCGCCTTGAACCGCGTGCCTGACGGGTTCTTCAGTTTGGTCAGCTCGTCGAACACGATCGCGTCGAAGGTCGACAGGTCTTGCTCGGCCAGCCACGGGATGTTGTCGTAGTTAGTGACCACTATCGGCAAAGACGAGCGCAACGCTGCCGCTCGGTCTTTAGGTGTGCCAACTGCCACGCGGCAGCCCAGCTCTGGTGACCACTTAGGCACCTCAATCGGCCACACGTCGGTACAGACGCGTTTGGGTGCGAGAACCAGAAAGCGACTGGCGTAGCCATCCTTAACCATCGCCTGCATGGCGGTCAGCGTGATGGCCGTCTTGCCTGCGCCCACGGGCGCCAAGATCATGGCCCGGTCGCGCTCGTATAGGAAGTCGGCGGCTTCATCTTGATAAGGTCTAAGCTTCATTGGCGGGGCCGTAAATATCTTCATAGCCAATATCAAAACCGCGTGATCGAGCCAGAAGAATAATTTTCTTAGCTACCTTGGGCAGCACGGTTTGCGCTTTGTTTTCATAAAAATTGACGTTGCTTTGCGTGCTACCTATCGCTGCGCCAAATTCCTCCTGCGTCATGTCGAGCATTTTTCTGATAATGCGCGTGCGGCTTATTTGCCCCATGTCTCCCCCAAAAAGTGTCGTGTAATGTACGGTGTAGGTTCTTTTCATGTTCAACTGCTGCTTCTTCACGCAGTCGTTTCAGCTTGACTGCTTTCTTACCCATCTACTTGGCCTCTTGCGCGGATAGCTTCAGCCAAAAACTCAGCTGTAACGTAACAGCCCGACTCAAACTGGCTTAGATACCCATCTCCATTACCAAGCTTGTTTTTATCTTCGTCGCACAGCGCAGCACACGCCTCGCGCTCGACTGCTGCGACTATCGCAACGAACTTTTCAAGATGATTGGCGTCCATCACCACACCCAGCGCCATCGTGCCGTGAAACAGCCCGTTGTCTTGGATAATTCGGTTAATCTCATCTCTGGTTAATCCACTCATCAATCATCTCCGTCGACCATAAACAGGCGTAGTTTTGTTTCAGTCGCAACACGTCGTTGCGAAAATGTTTTTGCAGCTCGGACAGCCTGCCACCTTTGGTTTTCAATTCAACAAACCACGTTGATCCATCAGGCATACAAGCGATGCGGTCACTCACTCCGCGCTGGTTGACTGACCTAAACTTGTAGGTCTTGCCGCCCGCCCGCTCGACCGCCCAGACAAAATAGTTTTCGATTTCTTTTTCAAGCATGGCCGAAATATAACACCCTAAAAAAGTATTTGACAAGGATTATTTTAGGGTCTACAGTCGAGGCTCAATCACAAAACGGAGGTAAGGATGGATCATTCTAATGTTGTCGGCGGATCAACTGCCATGCGCGTCATCAACTGCCCGGCGTCAGTCAAGCTGGTACAGAAGATGCCCCCAAAGCCATCAAGCGAACATGCTGACCGTGGCACGCTGCTGCACAACGTGATTGCCGAACTCTTAGAGTTTGACAAGAAGCCCGAGCAGTGCATCGGCGCCCAGTACAAGAATCAGACACTCACACAGGAGCTAATTGATGAGAAGATTATTCCCGCTCTTGCGGCACTTGACGAGATCGACCCCGACAAGACGATGGAGTACATGGTCGAAACCCGAGTTAGCTATGGCGATTTTTTGCCTGGTGTGTTTGGTAGCACTGACCTACTTGGGCGTAAAAATAAACGCGCTGTCGTTCTCGATTGGAAGTTTGGCGATGGCGTATCTGTGGATGCTGAAAACAATCCTCAGCTCATGTTTTACGCAGCAGCAGCGATGAGAACGCCAGCGGCCAGCTGGGTGTTTGAAGGAGTAGACGAGATCGAGTGCATCATTGTGCAACCGCCCATGATTCGCCGTTGGGTCACCACACCCGCACGCATCAAAGAGTTCGAGCAAGAGCTGCTGTACGCGGTGCGCTTGTCGTCATGGCCAGAGCCGCCCATGCAAGAGGGCGATCACTGCCGTTGGTGTGCAGCCAAACCCATCTGCCCACGCATGACCGGTGCAACCGAGCGTGCATTGAAGGGCAAGCTGCTTGACATGCCAGTGCAACAAATATCTGCCCGTCTGCAGCAGGCCGAAATGCTGCAAACCTACATCAACGATCTGCAAGCATTAGCGTTTCAGATGCTTGACAAAGGTATCGAAGTGCCAGGTTACAAGTTGGTTGCCAAGCAGGGCCGGCGCCAGTGGGTAGAGAAAGCAAAGATTGAGGCGTGGGTGGACGCGAACAACATCAAAGACGCCTACGAGCCTGTGACAATTAAATCACCGGCGCAGCTTGAGAAAGTCTTGAAAAAGGCTAAAATAGAATTTCCCGCTGACATGGTCGTATCTGTGTCGTCGGGCGATACGTTGGCAGCGGACTCCGATCCACGGCCAGCGGTGTTGCAAATCGGCAAACAACTATCACAAGCGTTAAGTAAACTCGTATGAATACAATACCTGTTGACATGCTAAAGCAAATATTTGATTGCGACCCAGACATTGGCGCCGTATATTGGAAAATCCCGCGCAAAAACGTTAAAGTTGGGGATGTTGCAGGACACATTTGCAAGTCAACAGGGTATGAGAAAATTACTTTTGGGAGACGCGGTTTTAGAGCTCACAGAGTTATTTGGGCGTTGGTGCACGGAGAGTGGCCGGAAATTGACGTAGATCATATAAACGGTAACCGAACCGACAACCGAATTTGTAATTTACGATTAGCTTCGCGCGCAGAAAACATTCGTAGCATGAAGTCGCGTAAAAATAAGAAATGCGCGTTAAAAGGTGCTACACCCTATAAAGGTAAAACAGATAGGTTTGTAGCTCAAATACGAATTGACGGAATGCAACGCAAATTAGGTGTATTCCTAACTGAACAAGAAGCGCACAATGCGTACTGCGATGCTGCGGTAGAAGCATTTGGGCGCTTCTTTAACCCTGACTGTTCTTGCCACCAGTCAGGTGCGATGTAAGTAGTGGCAAATAGTAAAATCCAATAGGAGTAAAGTAATGTCAAATCTCGTATCTTTCAAAGGTGCAAACCTTCCTGCAGTCTCTTCACTCACTACCGCACTGCGCGCGCTTGATACCGCCGCAGGCCCAGCAGGTTCTGTCATCATCAAGATGGACAAGACCGGCCACTGGGTGTTCGGCGCTGACCAAACCGAAGTCGAAGGTGACTCGACTTGGGCGGTCAACCCGTTCTCGTTCATCCACGGCTTTATCGCCTGGGGTGACGGCGAAGTGTTGGGTGAGAAGATGGTGTCGGTGTCTGAGCCGCTGCCAGAGATGGAAGCTGCGCCACCCAACGCCAAGCGTGGTTGGGAGGCGCAGATAGGTATGTCGCTGAAGTGTCTGTCTGGCGAAGACAAGGGCATGGAAGCGCGCTACACCGTAACATCGGTGGGCGGTAAGAAGGCTGTTCAGGCGTTGGCAGTAGCGATCGCCGAGCAGGTCGAGAAGGATCAGAGCAAGCCCGTGCCTGTCGTGCATCTGAAGAAAGATCACTACACGCACAAGTCGTATGGCCGCATCTATACGCCGGTCTTTGAAGTCGTCGAGTTTGTCTCGATGGATGGCGAGTCAGCTGCACCAGCAGCGGAAGCCGAAGCACCGGCTGAAGCGGCACCAGCAGGCCGTCGTCGTCGCGGCTAAGTAGTTACGGGGGAAAGCGGATGCCGAATGCGCTTGCGGGTAATGACCGAAGGGCAACCGTTCGGGGCTAAGGACGCAGCGAGTACCCCACCTTTCAATGGCTCTGGTCATCTAATCATCAGGTTTTCCTTGGTCGGTTCGGCCTGATGAGGCGGTGACCAGGGCCACCCTCTCAGAATAAAAATTATGTCTATACTTTGGCTCGACTTCGAGACGCGCAGCCGATGCGACCTGTCCTCTAAAGGGGTTTACAACTATGCACAAGATGCAAGTACAGATGTACTGTGTATGTCCTACGCGTTTGACGACGATGACGTTAGTACGTGGCGGCGCACTGATCCATTTCCGCAATCCGTGCGCGATCACACCGGACGCATCTACGCGCACAATGCCGCCTTCGAGCGCCTCATCTTTTGGTACGTCTTACAGTGTAACTTTCAACTCGAGCAGTTCTACTGCACCGCTACACAAGCGCGTGCTAACTGCTTACCTGGCAGCCTTGAAGACGTCGGACGCGCCATCAGCAGCAACATGCGCAAAGACCACCGAGGAAGCCAGCTTATCCGACTACTTTCCATCCCTCGCGCTGATGGATCGTTTAACGATTCGCCAGAGTTAATGGCCGAGATGGTCGCGTACTGCGAGCAGGACGTACGTACCATGCGCGCAGTCAGCCAAGCCATGCGTCCGCTGTCAGACCAAGAGCTGGCCGACTACCACACCAACGAGCGCATCAACGACCGGGGCGTGCTGTTGGACTTGCCACTAGCGCATGCAGCGGTGCGCTACGCGTCCGTCGAGTTGGAAGAGATTGAGACGCTGGTCGCCGACCTGACCAAGGGTGAGATCAAGTCCGTGCGCAGCCCCAAGATGCGCCAGTGGGTGCTAGACCGTGTCGGGCCGCAGGCGTTGAAGATGATGGAGGTATACAAGGACGGCGAGCAGAAGTACAGTATCGACAAGTCAGTACGCGCCAATTTGTTAGTTTTTGCCGAGGAAAACCATGAAGAGATTCCGGCCGTTGTTGCGGACGTCATTCAATGCGCGGATGACCTCTGGGCGTCGTCAGTTGCGAAGTTCAGCCGCCTTGCGGGTCTGGCAGACGAAGACGATCACCGAGTACGAGGTGCTTTCGTATTTGCAGGAGGCTCTGCCACTGGACGTGCTTCAAGCTATGGCGCGCAAGTTCACAACTTTACGCGCAAGTGCGCAGCCGAGCCAGATGATGTTAGGCACGCTATGGTCAGAGGCCACAGCATCACCCCAAGATTTGGAAAACGCATTACGGATGTTCTCAAAGGAATGCTCCGGCCCGCACTGATTCCGGCACCCGGCAAGCAGTTCGTTGTCGCCGACTGGTCAGCAGTCGAGGCGCGGGTGACCGCATGGGCGTCAGCCGATCCGCAGGCCGACGAGGTGTTGCAGGTCTTCCGTGATGGCCGTGACATCTACAAGCGGGAAGCCGCCGGCATCTACCGTGTGCCCGAGGATAGCGTGAATAAGGATCAGCGCCAGATCGGCAAGGTCGCCATTCTGTCACTTGGTTTCGGTGGTGCTGTTGGCGCGTTCAGCGCAATGGGGCGTGCGTATGGTGTGTTTATGGAAGAGTCGGACTCGCGCCGGATTGTAGACGCATGGCGCCGTGCAAACCCTTGGGCTGTGCGCTACTGGGGCAAGTTGGAAGACGCCTACACGCGGGCGCTCAGGAACCCTGGGCGTGAGTTCACCGCTGGTCGGGTGACGTATCTGTATGACAAGCAGCACCTCTGGTACGCGCTGCCCAGTGGGCGCATCCTGTGCTATCCATTTGCTAAGTTTGAGGGTGACGAGATTACGTACGTCAAGGCGGCATGGAAGCCGGCAGCCGATGCAACCGAATGGCCACGAGCACGCTTGTGGCGCGGTCTGGCTTGTGAGAATATAACGCAGGCAGTCGCCAACGATCTGCTACGGAATGCTTTACGCCAGCTCGATGATGTCGTGCTGCATGTGCATGATGAAATTGTGCTGGAGACCGCCGACCCTGATGCGCCCAATACCCTGAAACAAGTGATGTGTACCCCGCCCGATTGGGCGGCTGGATTGCCTTTGTCCGCTGAAGTGGAGACGATGAATCGGTACGGCAAGGGTTAATAAAAAAGCCGCCTGGCAGGGCGGCTTCTTCAACTACAAGGACTGCAATGGATTTCCTAGAATTCTATACCAAATTGGCACCACAGGGTGAGACTGCATTGGTCGTGCGCCAGAAGCCCAAACTCAAAAGCGGACAGATTCAGCTGCACCCTGATGGCGCGGTCATCTGTACGTGGCCGGCGTACCTGCCCGACTATCCGACCAAACCCGACTGGGCAATCTACGGCAATACGGCGTCATTCATTGTCGATCGGTTCAAGGATGGCCACGTATCGGCATCGAAAGACAATTGCGATTACGTGCTGGTCATGGTGTTAGATGACGTGGGCGATCCTGAGAAGGCGCCCAACATCCCGCCCCTGCCGCCGACGTGGATCATCGAGACGTCCGCTGGGTCGTTCCAGTGGGGATACGCTTTTTCCGAGCAGCCGACCAAGGGTGAGTACGCTGCTGCGATCGATGCCATTATCAAGGCCGGCTACTGCGACCCGGGCGCCAATAACGCCGTGCGTAACTTCCGATTGCCGGGGTCGATCAATATCAAACCGGGGCGCGATAATTTTGCCGCCCAGCTGACCGAGTTTCACCCCGAGCGTGAGTACACACTGGCCGAGATTTGCACGGCGCTGGACGTCACCCCTTCCGAGCCGTCATCGCTGGGCGTGCGGCCTATCCGATTGTCGGACGATGGCGCGGATGACGTGCTGGCGTGGCTGTCTGCGCAGGGCGTGCTGTTGTCTACACCGAACCCTGCCGGGTGGGCGGGCGTCATCTGCCCCAACAAGGACGAGCACACCGATGGCAACCCCGAGGGGCGCTACAGCCCGTCAACGCGCTCGTACCGCTGCCTGCACTCGCACTGCGTCGACTTCGACTCGCATGCGTTCTTGGGCTGGGTCGCGGCCAATGGTGGGCCGAAGCACGCGCCTGGCTTGCGTGAAGAGCTGTTAGCCGCTGTGATGGATCAGACGCTATCCAAATTGCAGCCGACCGAGGCGTTCCCTGATAAGGGTGCGGAAGTAATCGCCGAAGTCGAGAAAAAACAACTGGATAGGACAACAAAGGAAGACTGGTATGAGCGTTTCGCGTACATTCAGAACGAAGATGCGTTTTTTGATACGCTGGATCGACGCGAGATTGACCGCCGTACTTTTAACGCACTCTTTCGACACGTCACCTGTTATTCGATCCACCCGAGCAAGCAGAAACGCCGAATTGAGGCGTCGATATGCTTTGATGAGAACCGGAAAGCTAAAAAGGCATTGACCGTTGCCGGCATCACGTACGCTGCTGGCGAAACGGTACTGGTATCGCGTGAGGGGCAAGTGTACGGCAACCGATGGGTCAACCACCGCCCGCCGGCCACAACCGGCAACGCGCGCATCTGGCTCGATCATGTGGCGCGCATGATACCGGACGCTGTTGAGCGTGAGCATGTGCTGGACGTGATGGCGCACAAGCTCCAGCACCCGAACCGCAAGATCAATCATGCGGTGCTGCATATCGGTCACCCTGGGTCGGGCAAGGACACTATGTGGCAGCCGTTCTTGTGGGGCATCGGCGGCGAGTCGCTCGCGAACGTATCTATCGTGCGTAACGAGGAAATTCAATCCCAGTGGGGTTACGCGTACGAGTCCGAAGTGATGGTGTTCGAGGAGCTGCGCCAATCTGAGGCCAAAGACCGCCGCGCATTAGAAAACCATTTAAAACCCGTGATAGCCGCGCCGCCGGATTTTTTACAGGTGAACCGTAAGGGGCTGCACCCGTATCAGGCATTGAACCGCGTATTCGTTCTCGCATTCTCGAATGAGCGCGTACCGATTTCGCTCGCTGGGGATGACCGCCGGTGGTTTGTCACCTATTCGGAAGCGCCGAGGATGACCGAGCGTGAAGCGTGCGCGATCTGGGACTGGTACAAGGCTGGCGGGCTGGCCGTGGCCGCTGGCTGGCTGTATCAGCGTGACGTGAGCAAGTTTAACCCTGGGGCGACTCCACCGCTGACCGAAGCGAAAATTATTATGGTCGAGCAGGGCAGGTCAACGGCTGAGTCGTACCTAGTCGAGATGATCGAGCGCCGTCTGGGTGAGTTCTCAGCGGGCGTAGTGGCCGCGCCGTTCTATTCGATCTGCGACCGGCTGCAGGGTGGCGCGCCATTGGGCACGCGAGTCGTTCAGCAGGCGCTGCTACATGCGCTGAAAGAGGCCGGATGGGTCGATATGGGGCGCCTGGCATCGCGTGAGCATGGCAGTAAAAAGCATATATTCTGCGCGCCAGAGCTAGCCGATACGGCCACAAAGTCGGAATTGCGCCGCATGGTCGAGGAAACACCGGCGCCGTCAGCCGTGCGGCTAGTCAAGTAGTGCGCGGCGGTCATGTGCCTGCGGCGCCTGCCCAAAAAAAGCCCGTCAGGCCAAAACCTGACGGGCAACCGAAAGCGGCCACAATGGCCGGCGCGGGAGAGTGCGCGCGTTACAATCCTAATATAACCGCGAGCAAGGCCGCAAGTATCAATCCGATGAGAGCGAACATGCGGCCTCCGCTTCAATATCGCGGATAATGTGATCCTTCAGTAAATCAGTCACGTCCACACCGCCGGCGTAGGCGTGGATCAGCCAAGCGGCGCCGGCGTAGCCGGTAGACCGGTCGCCTGGTTCCCAATCAACGAAGCAAAGCAGTTCCGTATCGCCATGCGTGTACGTATACGGCCACAAGTGCTGCGGCCACTGCAGGCCGGCAATATTGGTTTGAGTTCTCATTCTGACACCTCTTCAAGTAATGGAATTGTCGGATCATATTGCGCGGCCGTTTCAGCGCTTGCGCCGGTATAGTCAACGGGCTGCAGGAAATTCAGTGCATCAAACCGGCGGATGTAATCGGCCGTTGACGTTGTCAGCGTCCATATAGGGAATTTCCGGATATCTTTCGGTTTCTTTTGCTTGTATGGTTTGCGCGCCGCTTTGGCAAGCTCAAGCGGGTCACGGTCGAATTTCACGCGGTACGTAGTACCGTCAATGTTTATCGTTTGCATAGTTCAGCCTCCATCAAGTAAGTATTGAGCAAGTGTAGCGCCGTCTCAGCGCTTGCCAAACCCTCGTCGGGTTCGGGATTATTGATTGCGTCCGATAACGCGTCTCTGGCGCGCCAGAGTAGCGATTCATTCGAGCCGATAATATCGGCCGTCTCTTGTGCGCGCAGGATCGCGGTTTTGAGTTTTGCCATTGTGTTACTCCTCCTCCGTTAAATCGCAATTTTCAATTGTGAATGAAATTATGTTACCGAATTGACTAGATAAAAATTCTAGTTCTTCGCGTAATTCTTGCCATGCATCCGATTCACTATCGGCTTGCATATGTAATACACACTCAAAACGATACTTTTTCACCATAAAGCCTCCCCATGCGTTTCAATTGTAGGCACGGCGCGCGCCGGTACAGGCACACGCCGTGTGATATACCGGCCGTTAGCCGGCGGATAGTCAAGCCAGCGGATAACCGCGCCAAAGTCATCTAGCCGGCCGTATTGCAGGCGGTATTGCATATTAGTGAATTGGAATCCCGTTAACGACTCTAATTAAATTCGCGGCCGGTACATAACGCACGGTTCCGCCGTTTTCGTGCGGGCGCCAAGTTCCCGCAAAATCCACCGATATAACGGCGCCGTCAATGGATAGCACGCGGCCGCGCGCGTTGCCGTCAAGTTTATTGTGCCCTGTACGTGCGACGACCGCGGGCGCAAATGCGACGACGTCGCCAATATTAAATTTTAAAGTTTTCATTTTAATAATCCCTTCCCTTAATTTGTACAAAACCGCCGGTATCGCGTTTTGCTTTGCCTTTGGCATAGAGTGCTACTACTACGCCGGCCGGCTCGATGTGACGTACGTCCGTATCATCGCCGTCAACGACCGGCCAACCGCGAAAGCTTTCCGGTATATCGGCTTGCTTTTGAAATACCACGGCCGTGCGTTGATTGTGCCGGTTAGTTAAACCCTTGATTGAAATCGGCTTAGGTGTAATGGCCGAAAAACTATACGTTAAGTCATAGTTGCCGGCCGTTTTGCCGGTTAGATTGCGACTAGGGTGCTTTGTGTAGTCATACCATTGAACATCGGCAAAAATCTGAAAAATAGTCCGGCCGTCAATTAAGATATTTTCAAAGGGGATATCAGACGTGCCGTTTGGTCGTACTAGTGGAATCAAACCTAGTTTTTCCGCACGGCGCGCATGCGACCAGGCATCCGCGCACATAGATAACATAAAAGCACGTTGATTTTCTTTAAAAAACGCGGTTTTCTTTGCGCGCGCCAATTGCGTTTTATTAAACGCGCCACGGCCGGCCGATTTTAGGCACGGTTCAAAACAACCAGCCTGTATTGCAAAAGGACACAATTTTTCATCCGGTACGAGATAGCATATCGCCGTCAAGTAGCCGATTTTCTCGCCCTTGATTGTCTTCGCGCTGGATTCACCGAGGATCGGCCGGTATTCCAGGCCTTCACGTTTTAACTGTAATTTAAATGGATTTTTCATGGTCGGTTTCCTTATCAAGTTATTAAATATCAGAATCATTTGTAGTTACATGCGCAGCTGCGCATGCAAGCCACATAAAAGTCCACATAATGGTCTCTGCAGAATCAAATACGCTAGTGGCCGTGCCGATGACAATAAGCGCGCCCAAAGCGGTTAACGCGAGCGTCTGAATTGTTTTGAGCTTCATGTTTTTCCCCTATCTGATTAAAAATTAAGCACTGATTTGCACTACATTGTTTTGCTGCTGAAATCATTATACAAGATTGTTTTACGATGTCAAACATTATTTTGCATTTATTTTCGGTGTCAATTTGTCGCTGTGTTGGTCAAGTTGTGGGTCATTTTTTCGGCGTGAAATGCCAACGCGATAACCTAGTCTGCAAGCGGCTTTTAGCATTTTGTGGGTCATATTGTCATTATTTCTGTTAAACCTAAGTTTTGTAAAACTGTATCCTATAGGATACGGAATATAGCTGTAACGCCCGCATACACCCGCGCCGTACGTATATAAATAATTCAGGACTTGAAAAAAAAGCCCTAAATGACCTACATTTTAAGCCCTTGATTTTAAAGGGCTTTTTTCAATAACAGAAAAACAATAGTGTTGCAAGCTATTGATTTTAAACAGAAAAATTGTTGTCAATGCAAATGACCTACAAAACCAACCACTGTTAGTAGGGTTATTATGAGTTATCCACAAATTCGGTAGCAGTTTGCTAACAGTTAGTGCTCACTAACATTAGAAGTGAGTACCCACTAACCTAGTAAGTGAGTGCCCACTAACCTGGTTAGTTAGTGCTTACTAACTTGTCAGCCTGGCAACTTGTAAGTGAGTGCTTACTAACCTGGGGGGTGGGGGAGCCTGCGGCTGGCCGGTCACGACCACGGAGGTGTTACAAACAATTTTTTTTATTTTTTAATTCAACTATTTGTGGGTAGCCAACATGACCCACAAATGCGCTAATATGCAGCCATGTTCAAATCAATCCCATTCACCCCGCGTAAAGTGGAAGCGACTGAGTCGCGTCTCCAGGCGATCTATGACGCTGCGGCTTTAGGTTTGAAAGGCGACTCGCTGGCGTTAGCCGCTGGCATGCTGCCCACCGAGTTTAGGCAGCTGTGCGAACTGGATCCTGCTGCGGACATGGCGGTACTAAAAGGACGCGCTGACTCCGAGATTGAGGCCAGCGCTCACTTACGTGAGGCAGCCCGGTCTGGCGACAGCAAGGCAGCGCTGGCTATCCTGCAGCACGTCCACGGCTGGACGGCACGGCAGGAGATCAGCGTGGACATCACGAACAAGATCAGCATCACGCAGGCGCTGCAACAGGCGCAGGAACGCGTGATTGATGGGCTGATCACCGAACAGAAACCCCAACGACTAACTACTAAAGTGACGAATGGCGCAACAGCCGATCTATGACGCCGAGGGCGAACAGCTCCTAATGTCGCGCCTCTGGGCGCCAACCATTGCTGACGACCCTGAGGCGTTCGTGCTGTTCGCCTTCCCGTGGGGGCAGGCCAACACACCGCTGGCCAAGTTCAAAGGCCCGCGCACTTGGCAACGCAAGATACTGCGACGCATCGCCACCCACATCCGAAATAACCGGGGTCAGATCGACATGGACGCGCTCCGAACAGCGATTGCGTCTGGCCGGGGTATCGGCAAGTCGGCGCTGGTTGCCTGGCTCATCCTGTGGATGTTGACCACCCGCATCGGGTCTTCAGTCATAGTGAGCGCCAACAGTGAAGCGCAGCTCCGGTCAGTCACATGGGGTGAGTTGACTAAGTGGCAGGCGATGGTGATTAACAACCACTGGTGGGAGATCAGCGCAACGAAGCTGGTGCCCGCCAAGTGGTTGACCGAGTTGGTCGAGCGCGACTTGAAGAAGGGTACGCGCTACTGGGCAGCGGAAGGCAAGCTCTGGTCGGAAGAGAATCCGGACAGCTACGCCGGTGTGCACAACCATGACGGCATGATGCTGATCTTCGACGAGGCATCAGGTATACCGGACGCCATCTGGTCGGTCGGTGCGGGCTTCTTTACCGAGCCCATACTAGATAGGTACTGGTTTGCCTTTTCCAATCCACGGCGTAATCAGGGCTACTTCTACGAGTGCTTCCACGCCAAGCGTAACTTCTGGCAGACAGAGAACATCGACTCACGGACAGTCGAAGATACGGACAAGCAGATATATGAGCAGATCATTGCGGAGTATGGCGAGGATTCGCCGCAGGCTAGGGTTGAGGTCTACGGAGAGTTTCCATCAGCTGGCGAAGATCAGTTTATTGGTGCGAGTGCTGTCGACGACGCCGCCAATCGGCCAAAATACAAGGATGAGACGGCGCCAATTGTTGTCGGCGTTGACCCAGCTCGAGGCGGCGCGGACGCAACAGTCATCGTCGTCCGACAAGGACGGGATCTAATTGCGATCAAGCGGTACCACGGCGAGGACACCATGACAACAGTCGGTCGGGTGATCGACGCGATCGAAGAGTACCGGCCAGCACTGACCGTAATCGACGAGGGTGGTCTGGGCTACGGGATACTTGACAGACTTAAAGAACAGCGATACAAGGTGCGGGGAGTGAACTTCGGTTGGAAGTCAAGCAAGCCGGTCATGTACGGCAACAAGCGAGCCGAGATTTGGGGCGCGATGAAGGACTGGCTACGAACGGCCAGCATCCCCAACGACCGGCAGTTGAAAGCCGACCTGACAGGCCCGATGAAGAAGCCCGACTCGTCGGGTACGATCTACTTGGAAGGCAAGAAAGAGATGAAGTCTCGCGGGCTGGCGTCACCTGACGCAGCCGACGCCCTAGCGGTGACGTTCGCGTTCCCGATGGCGAGCCGAGAGTCGAGTTTTGAGCGCGCCTCACGGCGCAGTGATGGCTACACGCAGCGACCCGTCGCTGCAACTGGATGGATGGGGGCGTGATGGCTAAGAAAGGCGTGTCACTGAGCGTCGGAAGAGGCGAGAAGCTGCCTGTAGCCAAGGGCGCTGGCCTGACGGCCAAGGGGCGGGAGAAGTACAACCGCGAGACGGGCTCGAACTTGAAGGCGCCGGCACCGCACCCGAAGACGAAAGCGGATGAAGGACGTAAAAAATCCTTTTGCTCAAGAATGGGTGCCGTTGCAGCGAACGCGAAAGACGGTGAACGCGCCAAAGCGGCGCTCAAACGATGGAAGTGCTAAAAATGGCCACTAAACCAGGACTGTACGCTGCAATTCACGCTAAACGCGAGCGCATTAAGGCCGGAAGCGGCGAAAAGATGCGTAAACCCGGCTCGGCAGGCGCACCAACGGCCAAAGATTTCAAACAATCGGCTAAAACGGCGAAAAAGGGGAAGTAACATGCCACTGGTTAAGTCGAAATCGGAAAAAGCATTCCGAGAAAACGTCAAAGCCGAGGTAAAATCGGGCAAACCGGTCAAACAGGCCGTGGCAATTGCGTATGCAACCAAGCGCGCAGCGTCAAAACCCGCGAAAAAGATGAAATAAATGGACTATACCGGCATAAATAAGGCAGCAAAAGTCGCCGATATCGGTGGAAATCCGCCGTCTGACGACATGAAGAAAGATACGCAGGATGTGCTTGCGGTCATGCGAAAGCGCCTGCAAATGGCCATTTCTGCGCTGTCTGAGAGCCGGGAAGATGAGCTGGACGACCTGCGGTTTTATGCCGGCTCACCAGACAACCACTGGCAATGGCCAGCGGATGTGCTGTCAACCCGTGGTGCAGTGCAAGGTCAAACAATCAACGCCCGGCCTACACTAACGATCAACAAGCTGCCGCAACACGTAAGACAGGTCACCAATGACCAAAGACAAAACCGTCCGAGCGGCAAAGTTATACCCGCTGACGACAACGCCGATCCAGAAGTCGCCGAAATCTACAACGGCATGGTCAGGCACATCGAGTACATCTCAGACGCCGACGTCGCCTACGACACCGCCTGCGAGAACCAAGTCGCTTACGGCGAAGGTTACATCCGAATCCTGACCGAGTATTGCAACGACGACTCGTTCGACCAAGACATTAAGATCGCGCGCATCCGCAACAGCTTCTCCGTCTACATGGATCCAACGATCCAAGACCCGTGCGGGGCAGACGCCAAGTGGTGCTTCGTCACCGAAGACCTGCAACGCGCTGAGTACGAGCGCATGTTTCCTGATGCAAGTCCCATCTCGACCCTGCAAGCGCAAGGCGTAGGCGACCAGTCGATCTCGGTTTGGATCAACCAGGATACGGTGAGGATTGCTGAGTATTACTACATCGAGTACGACCGCGCGACACTGCACCTGTACCCCGGCAATGTGACGGCTTTCGAGGGTTCGCCCGAGGCCAAGCAGATGAAACAGATGGGCATCAAGCCAATCAGAAGCCGTGAAGTCAACGCCAAGCGGGTTAAGTGGTGCAAGACCAACGGCTACGAGATGTTGGAAGAGCAGGAGTGGGCTGGTCGGTTCATCCCTATCGTGCGCGTCATCGGTAACGAGTTTGAGGTTGATGGCAAGCTGTACGTCTCGGGTCTGGTGCGCAACGCCAAGGACGCCCAGCGCATGTACAACTACTGGACGAGCCAAGAGGCTGAGATGCTGGCTTTGGCGCCCAAAGCGCCGTTCATTGGCTACGGTGGTCAGTTTGAAGGTTACGAGCTGCAGTGGAAGACGGCCAACACGCAGAACTGGCCGTACCTAGAAGTTAATCCGGATGTAACTGATGGCTCGGGTGCTGTACTGCCGCTGCCACAGCGGGCTGCACCGCCCCTGCCACAGACAGGCTTGATTCAAGCCAAGATGGGCGCGTCAGACGACATCAAGTCGACCACCGGCCAGTACGACACCAGTCTGGGAGCGACATCCAATGAGCGTTCGGGCAAGGCGATTATGGCGCGCGAGCGTCAGTCTGATACTGGCACTTATCATTACGTGGACAATCTGGCACGCGCTGTTAGGTACGTAACGCGCCAGTTGGTTGACCTGATACCGAAGATTTACGACACCCAGCGTGTGGCTCGCGTTATTGGTTTGGATGGCGAGACTGACATGGTCAAGTTGAACCCCATGCAGCCAGAACCTGTGCGTGAGATTCGGGATGCGAACAACCCCGACATCGTCATCGACAAGATTTACAACCCCAACGTCGGTAAGTACGACGTGGTGGTGACCACCGGCCCGTCCTACCTGACCAAGCGTCAGGAAGCACTGGACGCGATGGGCATGATCCTGCAATCCAACCCGCAGCTCTGGCAAGTCGCCGGCGACCTGTTCATCAAGAACATGGACTGGCCTGGCGCGCAGGAGATGGCGGCTCGCTTTGCCAAGATCATCGATCCGAAGATTATGCAAGACAGCGACGATTCGCCCGAGATGCAGCAGGCCAAGCAGCAGATGGAAGCGATGGGTCAAGAGCTGGATCAGCTGCACCAGATGCTGCAAAACGTCGGCAAGTCGGTCGAAGTGCAGGACATGGAGCGCAAGAACTTCGAGGCCGACATCAAGGCGTACCAAGCCGAGACGCAGCGCCTCTCAGCTGTCGCCGCAGGCATGACGCCCGATCAGGTGCAAGATGTGGTCATGCAAACCTTGCGCGACGTGATGTCGGCGGGCGACCTGTCCATGAGCGAGGGTGGGTTGGAGTTGCCGGGCGAGATGCCCATGATGGGCGGGGAAATGGGCATGATGCCTCAAGATATGCAACAAATGCCCCAAGAAATGGGTATGATGCCTCCAGAATCAGCTGAAATGCCACCGGAAATGCTGAATATGCCGCCAGAGGAGCCACAACTGTGAGCTGCGCCAACTTTATAGGGATACTGTTTTTGGGCCGAGATGTGGCCCATTCAGTGCATCTGAACACCCGCAGTTATGCAAAACACAAGGCGTTGCAGAAGTTTTACAACGGCGTAGTAGATCTGGCAGACAAGTTTGCTGAAGCCTACCAAGGCCGACACGGCTTGATTGGCGCTGTTTCGTTGCAATCCACCAAAAAACCCGGCAATATTTTGGAATTCTTGCAGGCGCAAGTAGAAGAGATTGAAGCAATGCGGTACAAGGTAGTGGATAAGGCAGACAGCCCGCTACAAAACATCATTGATGAGATTGTCGGTTTATATTTGTCCACGATCTACAAACTAAAATTTTTGGCTTAAAGGACGTATATGGCAGTCAATCTATCTCCTGTTGGCGGCGTAGCGGGTCAATTTTTTGACAATAACGGCAACCCGCTGTCAGGCGGCAAGATCTATACGTACGCCGCAGGCACCACCACACCACAAGCAACTTACACTACCGCGTCCGGCGGCACTGCGCATACTAACCCCATCGTTCTTGACTCTGCTGGCCGCGTGCCTAGCGGTGAAATTTGGTTGACGGATGGGCTGTCATACAAGTTTGAAATTAAGACCAGCACCGAAGTGTTGATCGGCACGTATGACAATGTAATCGGCATCAATTCCAACTTTGTCAATTTTACCAACGAGCAGGAAATACAAACGGCAACTGCGGGTCAGACAGTCTTTACGCTGACCACCATGCAGTACGCGCCTGCCACTAATAGCTTGTCGGTGTTCGTGGATGGTGTAAATCAGTACGGCCCAGGCGCGTTGTTTGCGTATGTTGAAACTGATTCGACAACGGTAACGTTTACCACCGGCTTGCACGTAGGCGCCGAGGTTAAGTTTACGACGTCGAATTTGAATTCGTCGGCTGGCGGCGATGCAGCTAATGTTAGCTACACACCGCCGTTTGTGGGTTCGGTCACTACGAATGTAGAAGCTAAGTTAGCCCAAACAGTTAATGTTACAGATTTTGGTGCTGTGGGCGACGGGGTAACTGATGACACGGCTGCTATACAAGCGGCGATTGATTCGATTTCTGGGCAAAATGGCGTAGTTAATTTATTTGGCACACACCTAGTGTCATCACCTATCATTTCTACAAAGTTTGGCATCACAATTCAAGGCGGCGGAATCGGGCAGTCGGAGTTGTTAGCTTCCCATTTAACCGGGCCTGTTATTCAATTTCGCAAATCATACTCAACCATAGTCGGCGTAAGAATATCCGCTACTTCTGCTAGAAGCAGCGCTGCATACAACACGTCAAATTGCGGCATTCTTCTTGGCGACTACGATTGGACAAACCCAACGGCAACCGCTGGTGCTTCAGGCGTATGGTCTCGCGTCCAACAATGTAACGTTAGAGATCAACCCGGTCACGGCATACTTATAAACGTTGGTGGCGCAAGAATTATTCAAAACAGTGTGACTGGCAACAAAGGACACGGAATATATGTAGATGATGGCACATCCATAGGAGTGGCACCTTCAGTATTGGGGTTTCCTGGATGGGCTGAGATTATTCAAAACCGAACTGACGACAGTGGTGGCCACGGTATTTGTGTGGGTAATCCTACTTCTGCCGCGCAACCTCCTTATCGGATACGTGTATCCAATAATGATGTTGCGTTTAACGCTACTGATGCCGCAGTTAGAAACACCAACCATCAAATTTATATAGTAGCGGAACAAGTATTCACTGATCTTAACGGCATTAACGCCGTTAGTAGCGGCGGCGTATTTGTTGCCGGCAGAAACCATATACATTTTAACAATAGATTTCTTGTTCCTGCTGCGCCTGTATATCATGTAGGGGAAATAGCCACGTTTTCTACTGCGGGAATTTCTATTGAGGATTTTAGAGTTAGCGGTGCGGCCGTTAACCCAGCAGTTAGCATAGACGCAGCCCTAACAAGTCTTGATGGTGTTCGGGTTCGTTGCGATTACAACGCAAACATCACAAATATTGTTGATCCCGCCGATTTTAATTTGTTTACGGAAGTTTTGTACCGTGATGTTTCTTTTGTTCGCGGCGGTTTAAGAACATGGAATACGCCCTCTATTCCGGTTAATTCATCAAGTACCAGCGGTACTGGGATGAATATAGACAACAGCGGTCAAATAATAATTAAAAGTCTTGCATCTGCAACTAGCACTTTTGAGCATAACAAAGTTAATTATGCGTCTGGCACAGTTTCGTACCAAACGTTTAGAGTTGACGGCGTGATCGTTGGGTCTATTACATCTAACGGAACAAACACTAACTACGCTATTTCCTCCGATTACCGCTTAAAAGAAAATTTTGCGCCTATTCAAGACGCTTTGACTCGCGTGGCCGCTATTCCTGTATATCGCTTTAACTTTAAATCAAACCCGACAAAGACAGTCGATGGTTTTGTGGCGCATGAATTAGCAGACCACGTTCCTGAAGCCGTTGTAGGCGAGAAGGATGCAGTAGATGCAGACGGAAACCCTAAGTATCAAGGCGTAGACCAAGCTAAAATAGTTCCACTTTTAACTGCGTCTATACAAGCTGTCATTAAACGGCTTGAAGACTTGGAAAATTTTGTTAAAAAAACTTAAGTGGAGTACGCCATGATTCTTGATTCGTTTAATTTAATGCCGGAAGACTGCGTTGTTATAGCTGGGGCTAAGTAATGGCAACTTATTACTGGGTAGGTGGCAGTGGAACGTGGGATGGTACTGACACTACTAACTGGTCTGCCAGTTCTGGCGGCGCGGGCGGTAGCGGGCCGCCGCTTATTACTGACACGGTAATTTTTGACGCAAACTCTGGCACGGCGGCAACGGTAAGCGTTGCCTCTACCGCTAGGGCATTGTTGACCACGGTTGATAAATCCGACATAACAATATCGTTAGCGGCCAGTGTCACTTTAAGCACAGGAAACTTTACGTTAACGTCGGGTACTTTGACGTTAAACAATAACAAGCTAACAATTGGCATTCTTATTAGTAATAATAGTAATGCCCGAACTATAAATTTTGGCACCGGCGATATTACTGTTACGTCAGGCTCATCATCGTGCATTCAGCTAAATACGCTAACAAATTTGACGCTTACGGGAACCCCACTTATAAACTCTACGTTTTCGGGGTCTACGGGAACCAGAACAATTAGATGCGGCAGCACTGCTGGTGGCAGTGCAGCAACTGCTGTGTCGCTCAACATTACGGCTGGCACTGATGCGGTAAGTATAGGCGGTCATTTTAATACGCTTAATTACACAGGATACGCAGGTACTGCAACACCAGGTGTTTTGGTTAATTTGTACGGCAACCTTGTAGTTAGCTCCGGCATGACTTTTGCCGCAAGCAATGTTGTAACGTCGTTTTTAGCTACATCAGGCACACAGCAAATTACGACCAATGGCAAAACATTAGATTTTCCAGTCACCCAAAACGGTGTCGGCGGTACGGTACAGCTTCAAGACAACCTGACGATGGGTTCGACCCGCACGTTTACGTTGACAGCGGGCGCGTTGGATTTATCTAGCGGCAACAGAACATTAAGCACGGGAATATTTACTAGCACTAATACCAATGTAAGAACTATTGCGTTTGGCACCGGCAACATTACAGTAACTGCAAACAACGTAACTGTTTTTTCAATAGATGACGGGACTAATTTAACGATTACAGGCGTACCTTTAGTTAATTGCACTTATTCAGGTGGAACAGGCACAAGAACTATTAACGGTATGCAAATAGCTTTAAGCGGCACAGAAGCTAATACAATTAACGTAAACGTATCTGCTGGCACGGATATAGTCAGTTTGGGCAGCAACCGCGTCTATAAAAATTTGAATTTTACGGGTTTTGCCGGAACGCTATCTAATACTCCGCGAACTATTTACGGCAATTTAATTATTTCCAGCGGCATGACTGTGGCTGCAGGAGCTTCTCCAACTACATTTGCCGCCACATCAGGCACCCAACAAATTACTACTAACGGTCAAACAATTGATTTACCCATGACGTTTAACGGCGTTGGCGGTACGTTTGCGTTTCAAGACGCATTGACACAAGGTTCAACGCGGGCGTTCACTATTACCAACGGCACGGTTCAGCTTAAAAATGGCGTAACGTCTACGGTTGGTTCGTTTGTAGCTAATAGTTCTAGCGTTAAATTTTTACAGTCTACTACACCAGGATCGCAAGCCACGTTGTCGCAAGCCAGCGGTACGGTTAACGTAGCCGACTTAACCATCCGTGACATCAATGCCGTAGGCGGCGCGGCGTGGAATGCCTATACTGACTTTGAAAACACTGACGCAGGCAACAACGACGGATGGAATTTTAGCTTGTCGCCGCCGTACTCAACTGCTGAACTACCTATTACACTGAGACCGTTTACCCAACCTCGGAGATTTTAAGATGACTATGAACATCAAAGCCGTAACTACGTGTTTCGGCTACCAGCAAATTACTGACTTGTCTTCATCTGTTGGGTTGACAATCCCTACCGTTACGCCAGAAGGCTTGAATGGTAAACCCGTATTTGCCTTGATTATTGCTGAAGGCGCGCCGGTGCGTTGGCGGGATGATGGTATAGCGCCGTCGACTACGGTAGGTATGCCTATTGCTGTAGGCGTGCCGCTGCAATACGATGGCGACTTATCAAAAATTCGCTTTATTCAACAATCCGCAAGCGGAATTTTGAACGTCAGCTATTATTACTAAGGATTTGCTATGACAACCCAAGTTACCTGGGGCGTTTTGTACACGCCGACCGCAACAGCGGCGAATATCGCCAATAAAGTGGCGGCGATCAATACAACAAATAAATACGCGGGGTTAATGGTTTGGGACACCACGAATAACCGAATGCTGCGAGCAGCAGGCGCTACTGATGTTTCTATATGGTATGTCATAGACGGTTCTACTTCAGTAACGCCAAGTTAACTTTTAACTGTGCGTGTAAACAATTAACATTAAGTTTGCATGCTTATTAAGATTATCGTAGTATAAACACTGTATCGGCCCAGTAGACCGAGGATTCTTCAGGAATCAAAAATGTCAGAAAAGCAACAAAATCAGTTAGCGGATTCACCCGCGCCAGACCAGGCACCGACGGCAGAGCCTGTAGCTGAAGAAACAAACGCGCCGGAGAATGAACAGCCGACCGAACAGCAGACCAAGACCTTCACACAAGAAGAGCTGGATGCTATCGTAGGCAAAAGGCTTGCAAGAGAGCAAAGGAAGTGGGAACGCGAGCAGAGTCGTAGGGCACAACCCGCGCCTACGTCTGCAGAACTACCGCCGGTTGAGAATTTTGAGTCCGTTGATGCGTATGCTGATGCACTGGCTACGCGCAAGGCTGAAGAATTGTTGGCACAGCGGGAAGTCGAACGGCAGAAGATGGATCTGCTTGATGCGTATCACGATAGGGAAGAAGAAGCGCGGACTAAGTATGACGACTTTGAACAAGTCGCCTACAACCCCAAGCTGCCAATCTCTAACGCGATGGCGGAGACGATTCAAGCCTCGGATATTGGCCCTGATATTGCATATTATCTTGGCTCAAACCCGAAAGAAGCCGCGCGTATTGCCTCACTGAATTCGCCCATATTACAGGCCAAAGAGATCGGCAGAATTGAAGCCAAAATGGCTTCGGAGCCGGTTTTAAGAAAAACGACAAGCGCCCCACCGCCCATCGCGCCCATATCGGGTAGAGGCTCTGGTACGCCGTCTTATGACACGACTGACCCACGCTCAATCAAAAACATGAGCACGTCGGAGTGGATTGAGGCGGATCGCCAGCGTCAGATGAAAAAGTGGGAAGCCCAACGTAACCGCTAACTTTTTTAACTTTGAAAGGTACTTTAGATCATGGCCAATTCGATTCTTACAATTGACATGATTACCCGGAAAGCTCTGGAGATTAACTGATCGGTCTCCCTTGGGGGTAACCTCAAGTAAAAAACTGTGTGAATTCGGTGGACATCATGCATTATGATTACATGAAAATACCGAGCCAAGCCGTAGATGTAGATAATGATGCCGAGCAAAAGCGAGCAAAAAACCGCGAAGCTGCTGCTAGGTATCGAGAACGTAATCGTAATAAGGTCAATCAGCGCATGCGCGATTGGCGGGATGCAAACAGGGAAAAAGCCCGTGAGCATGCCCGCGAATGGCGCAACCGAAAGATTGCAAATGGAACGCCAGAAGAAGTAGCTGCCATACGAGCTGCAGAATCTGCAAAAACCAAACGCAATCAAGACCGGTGCAGAGATGAAGTTTTCACCGCGTATGGTGGATACAGATGCTTTTGCTGCGGCGAAGTTGAGCGAATGTTTTTGTCGATCGACCATATTGCCAATAATGGTGCGACCGAACGAAAGTCTGGAGCCTACAGAGGAAGCGGAACCGCTTTTTATGCTTGGCTTCGTAAACAAGGCTTTCCGTCGGGGTATCAGGTGTTGTGCATGAATTGTCAGGTCGGGAAGCATAAAAACGGTGGCGTTTGTCCGCATCAAAGGAAGGTGTAACGACTATCCCGTAAGGGAGTACAGCCAAGTGGCTGGAAGCGCACAGCCCCTCTAAGGAGGGTGAAGAGATAGTCTGCTCTGCATGGTGACATGCAGCAGCCCGAAAGGGCGGTTTGAGAGTAACGACCTCAAGCGAACATTTGGCCTCGAGAACAACCTGGTAATCACCCGTAACGTTAACCGTCAGTACGACGACTCTTTCGCTGTTGAAGGCGCCAAGATTGGCTCCACACTGCGTATCCGTTTACCTGACCGCGCTCTGGTGACCGACGGCGCCGCCCTGCAAGTTCAGGACGACAACGAACAGTTCACCACACTGACCGTGGCTTCGCAGAAGCACATCGGCGTGAACTTCACCTCTGCCGAACTCACCATGCAGTTGGATGACTTCGCAGAACGTGTTCTGAAGCCTCGTATTTCGCAGCTGGCTTCCAGCATCGATGCAGATGTGGCTAACGCATACAAAGCAATCAGTAACTCGGTCGGTACGCCCGGCACCGTGCCTTCGACTTCGCTCGTTTTGCTGCAAGCCCAGCAGAAGCTGAACGAAAACGCAGCAGTAATGTCACCACGCTACGCAACCGTCAACCCAGCCGCTAACGCTGGTCTGGTTGAAGGCATGAAGGGTCTGTTCAATCCAACCGACACTATTAGCCGTCAGTTCAAGAACGGCATGATGGGCACTGGTGTTTTGGGCTACGACGAAGTCAACATGTCTCAGTCAATCAAACAGCACACTACTGGCTCGCGTTCTACCAGCGACACCATTCTGGTCAACGGCACTGTTTCGACCCAAGGTCAATCAACCATCAGCATCGATGGCGGCACTGGTTCGGCAACCGTTACTGTTGGCGACGTGTTTACTATTGCTAACGTGTTTGCTGTTAACCCACAGACCCGGGAATCGACTGGTTCGCTCCAGCAGTTCACCGTGACTGCAGCAAACACTGCTGCTGGCGGCGCTTGGACAAACATAGCTATTTCTCCAGCTATGTATACATCTGATAACGCTCTGGCGACTATCAATGCGTTCCCACAAGACGGCGCAGCGGTAACTTTTATTGGTGCAGCTTCTACTGCCTACCCGCAGAACCTTGTCTACCACAAAGATGCGATCACATTCGCGACCGCTGACTTGCTGATGCCACAAGGCGTTGACATGGCTTCCCGCCAAGTCCACAACGGCATTTCGATGCGTATTGTTCGTCAGTACGACATCAACAATGACCGTCTGCCTTGCCGTATTGACGTTCTGTACGGCTTTAGCACAATCCGTCCGCAAATGGCTTGCCGCGTCTGGGGCTAAGCACTGGTGGGGGTTTCGGCTCCCCATTACCGACTCTATTTGAAAGGAAATTATCATGGCAATCCCTAATGGCGCTGGTGGATACCAGCTTGGCGATGGCAATTTAACTGAAGTTAATATGTCAGTTCAATCCGCTCCAGTCACCAAAGCGGCTGCGGCTACTTTGACTGCGGCTGAGTTGACAAACGGCATTGTTATCTATAGCGGCGCAACTGCTACGCTAACTTTGCCTACTGTGGCTGATACTGAAGCGCTGGTTTCCAGTGCCAAAAATAACAGCTCTTTTGACGTTAACTTTATTAATACTGGTGCAGGCACACTTACTATTGCAGTAGGCACTGGCTGGACTTTGGTGGGTACAGTTACTTCTGCGACACTGACATCCGCTGCGTGGCGTGCTCGCAAGACCAGCGACACAACTTGGACTTTGTATCGTATTGCGTAATAATCCGGGGGCTTCGGCCCCCGTTTTTTAAAGGATAAATCATGCCTAATACTAAACCGATTGGCGTTGCGTATGAAGACCAGCAACTTAATGGCGCCGTTATGGGGGCTGTAGGTGGAACCGCCGGTTTTTATGGAGTTACGCCAATTACCCAAGCAGCAGCAATTACCGCAGTTACTAACACCGCTACGGGTACTGAGCTTGCTACTGCAATCAACGCTATCCGTGTTGCACTTAAAAATATCGGCATTACTGCCTAATTAAATAGGGGCTTCGGCCCCTATCTAAACTATGACAATTTATCTTAGGCACGACGTTCACGGCACCAAAGTCGCCAACATGGATTTGGAAGCCGAATTTGATGAACAAAACGGATGGGAGCGGTATAATCCTGGCACGCCTTCGACTCCCGAAGCAGCGGCGCCAGTCAACGA